AATATTTTACAAAATGTTACTGTTTCTTTGGAGGAACCTTTCTCACGGGTAGAGCCGCTGCAAGAGTTCCACTGGCAAACAGTAACATTTTGTAAAATATTTTATGGCCGCCCCTCAATTATTTATTTTTTACCAATTTTTTATAAAATTTTGTGAACGTTTTTGCCCGAGCGCCCGAACATCTAGAAGTAGCATTTAGGATAACATTAGAAATAGGGTACCTGAGCAGGAGGGGATGTTACGGCTGGTTGGTGGGAGTAAGCTTAACCTAGGCAGGAGGGCCAATAGCCGGTATGGGAGGCACAGGGCCGAAAAAATTTTGTATGGTTCGGGCTTCAGCTTAACAGAACAGTTTTCAAAAGTGTGAGGGGGGTATGTAACGAAGTGGAATACCTCCGAGGTACGGGGGGGGTATATTAGTAATGTAACTAGTCGCTATTGAGAAGAACACCCCGTAGGGGTAGGTTATGGGGTAGGGGGGGGTTACACAAGAAAGCCTACACTTACGTATAGGCATATTGTTCTAAATATTTGATTGATATATGATTATAGACCGTCTTCAGGGATGATTCCAGCTTCTAGAATTGCCTTATATTTCTCATAAATAAAGTTGGTCAGGTCTGACATTTCATTAGCGTCTGGGAAATATACGTCCCGTCTAGCCTTGGCCACGTCTACCAGCAACTGAAGCAGTATTAGGTGGTCTGGGCTAAGGGGAACATTCCTGGGTAGCTTCATAGCAACTTCAGTGATGTCGTATATAGAATCCCTTATTATGGATTGAATCATAAATAGTGGTACAGGGTTAGTTTTATGCACGATATTTCCTTATTAGTTCTCTTAAAAATTCTTCGGTTGGTTGTTCGAATAGGTCTTTGTGATATTTAGACAACAGATTGTCGCTTAAATCCCACCAACGAAGCTCCTTAAGAAGCTCAATAATTGGCACTGGGAACCTATACTTTACTACCTTAGCGGGATTTCCTACAACTACCGCGTAGGAAGGAACGTCTTTAGCCACCACAGCGTGGGAACCTACTATGGCGCCGTCTCCGATGGTCACCCCGTTCAGGATACAGGCCTTACGCCCAATCCACACATCATTTCCGATGGTTACGCCTCCCTTGGAGTGCGGATGTCCAGGCACCTTTCCTGTGGATATCCCAGGTATAGTCGTGAACCCAAACGGATACTGCGTTATTAGGTCAGACCTATGTTGCCCACCGAGCAGAATTTCCACATTCATAGCTATAGAGCAGAACTGCCCAATAGTCAGTGGCATGCCTTCTCCCCACTCATAAACATCTAATGTCTCCGTCCCGTATGTCCCGCGGCCTATCTCTACCCGAGACTTACCTAACATCACTATCTTAGACTTACCCATACGTGTTCTCACATAAACCCACAAGTGTTATCGAAGTGGTCAGTATGTATTCTACTGTACCTGAGCCTGTCCGAGGCCGTAGTTATATGCCATAGAGCCGACATAAGAGCCAAATCTCGTTGGTTCCAGTCAACTTCCAGGCGGTCTAGGATTTCGGGGATTACCCCACTGTAGTCTCTATCCATCACAGTACCCTCACATCGCACATGCGTAAAAATAGTTGTTTGTCAAAGCCACCGCTTTCTAGTGGAATCATTACATTAGGGTCATTATATATATAATAATACCCAGAATTAAACATCCAGATTTCGTCCTCGTTATGCTCTGTATCAAATAAATCCAGAACATCCTGAACAATCATCGTAGTCTCATCGGTAGGGTAGGATGCCCCAATAATCTGATACGGCTTATATGTACGTAAGTCCGGTGCCCCTATTAAAATCATAATTTGATATCTCCTCCACCGCCACCCATACTACCAGGGCCATATTGTGCATCTAGTCTTGCGAGCGTATCCCTAAGGTATTTTCGGCTTTCTAAGCCAAAGTACGTAGGGGCGCGGAATGGCCAGTCACTATACGGAAACGGTGCGTCTTCTTCGTGTATGGCAATACTCTGTATCATAACCGAGTAGTTTTCGTCTAAATCCTCATGCGGAGCTGAATTAAATACGGTAACTATGCCGTATCCAGGTATTATTATTGTACCCCAATCTGAGGAAATTAAATCTGCCCCGTTTAGGGTAAACATCGGCAGTTTCAAATCGGCAGTAACATCGATTCTAGCCATTTTATTCTGATGGGGCAAGAACTTCCGTTTTTGAGACCAATACGCACGTAGGTACTGGTCTCCGATTCTCCGCATTTTTTGCTTGGTTTTCACTTTACTTCTTCTTTCCCCACGAGGAATTTGGTTTACTAGCGGACGGGCTAAAGTTGGCATTGCCGAACCTGAACGTACCACGCCAAAGCTGGTCATCATCTAACGGAAGCGGAGGGGCTGTAGGGATGTTGTCCGCTACGTATGCACGGGCTACTTCGATTGGAAGCCCTACGCCTGTTGTCTCTACACCGTCGATAATAACTGTACTCATAATAGTTAGAGTGGTAATTTCGCTTTCAGTTCCATCATCTTTCTTTAAAATTAATCTGCGTTTATTGTTATCAATTCGTTCTACTACGTATGCCATAATATCTATCCTCCTAAGGTTATCAGTGCTGCTAATAGGACTACGGAGCCTATCCACAGTATTACTACAATTCGTTCCAGGTTTTCGCCTTGTTGCTCCTCGATTGCTGGGTAGTCTGGCAACTTTGTATGTTTTAGTATTGGTGCTACAAATTTGCCTGTGTCACAGTCTTTCATTGGGCCGCCCATTATTTACCTCTCTTAACTCGTGGTTTATATTTTAATCTAAATTCTCTCAGTTCAGTCTTGAACTCCTCAAAGTCCTTGATGCCCTCTAATTTCATCGAACTGCTAAATCTTACAAACGAGCCTTTAACTCGCTCATCGTGTGTAGCAATTCTAATTTTAGTTTTGTCCCGCTTGGTAAACTTAAAGTCGTGTCCGTCTAGTTTAATGGCTAGAATGCGCCCTAAGTGCTCCTTACCCTGTCTGTTATGGTGACTAATATCCCGTACGTCCTCTAACAGGCGAACCAGCATGTTGGCCGTATAGATATCCATTACCTCCCGATTCCTGGCAAACTTCTTTATAGTTGTCTGCACTATATCAATAGATGGGCAGCTCCAGGGTGTTGTTTCTATGGACTCTAAGCGATGTTTAATTTCCCTACTGGCCATTAAGTTATCAAAGTCGTTATCGGGCATCTTTTTCCTCCCAGTATTCCAAAATCTCCATGTATTCCGACGCAGGGGTAATCATGTGAAACATCTGCGGCTTCCCATCAAACTGACACGCATCGTGCGGCCTGCTCGTTATGTTGAATGGCACCAGTAATGGCCCCTCGGGAGCCTTGATTAATATTACTGTCGGGCCTGCGAAGTACCCGCTATTGTTCCAATCCTTACTGAACGCCTGACCCTCGCGTACTACCTTCTCTACGACGTCCCCACGCTTTGTCTTAATTCTAATCTTAGCCATTATAGTCATGATGCAAACCTCACCCCCGATAACTCGCCATCCCCAAAAGCCATAAGCGCAATGGATAATGCCTCATCTGCGGCATACATAACGTGGATACAGCTCCTGAGCCGTATAGTGTATATATCGTAAAATCCGTCCCCTAGAACATTCGGCCTAGATTGTATGCCAACTTTCATATTAATTCTCCAAAGGAACAGGTAGCAACTGATAAGTACTCATCGATATCTTTCTCGAACACGGAAAATTCGATAAGTCTGTCTAAATCCGGCCTGAAATATTTGTAGCAATACGATACACGCCAGGACTCGCTATTGCTGGAGGAGGTCGTAAGTATCTCTCGACGTAGTTCTACTTTCATGTTAATCCTCATAACCACTCCCTAACTATCGTACACTTGGTTGCCGCTCTTGTTACTGCTGTATACAACCAGTTTGTTTCCATGTCCCCGAATACTTCCGATTCATCTAGGACTAACACCTTATCAAAGGTGCTCCCTTGGCTCTTGTGGCACGTAATTACGTACCCGTACGTGGCCATTACTAAGTTTCCTCTCATAGTGGCTTGATTATAGCGCCTTTGAGTGTCACTGTCAACTGGTTCGTTGGTAAACAAGTATTTCGGTATCCGGATTTCTGTTAATTCTTGCGACAGACTATCTCTAACCCACACAGCCAGGACGTCAGCCCGTTTTCTGTAAGGTTCAACCTTCTCTACGGTGTAAATCTCCCCGTTATACATGCGATGCTCAGGACTGTTTCTCAGGATAATGATGCTCTCCCCTGGATTTAGCACACCATCGTGGCCCAGTATCTTGCGAACTTCCCTGTTATAGTGAATTCTCATGGCATTAGTGCCACATATTACGATGTCGTGTGAAAGGACTACTTCCTTAGTCAAGTCGTCGTAGGTCAAGAACTCTAAGTCTCCTCCGACACTAGGTTCGTATGTGCCTTTGCCTATAAGTGCCCGAGCATACCTAAGAACGTCGGACTGAAGCGCTTGTCTGTGTACTTCGGTCAATCTGATGGCTGCCTCGCTTTGTTTCATGGCGGCCGAGCCTCCCACAGGAGGGAGCTGCTCGAAGTCTCCGAATGCTAGAATTGGAACTCCAAACCATTCCAAGTCCTTCAACAATTCTGTACTAATCATCGATATTTCATCAATAATTATGAGGTCAACCCCTTTCATGCCAGCTTTTGGTCGTCTCTTAAACGTTACTTTTCCGCCAGCCTTTACTACAGGCATATAAATCGTACTGTGAACAGTATTGGCAGACACGCCCTTGCTTCTCAGCACTGACGCGGCTTTCCCCGTGAACGTTACAACTACTGGTTTTAGTTCTGTGTTACGCACCAAATGGCTGATTATCGTCGACTTTCCCGTCCCCGCTTCCCCTACCACTAGCATCGGAGGTTTTTTTGCTTTTATCTTCAACCACCCCTTTACCTTTTCCACTGTCGCTAGTTGTTCCTGAGTCAGTTGGAGCATCTTTAGTTTCCTTCTTATTGGCCATCAGAATTGCCAAGGCCCTATGAGTCATCTCAGTGAGAGATCCTATCATGTAAGTTAAGTGTTCGTTGTTATCACTGTAGTCGATTACGTCCGCTTCCGCTGCGTCCTGAAGCTGAAGAACCGCATGTAAGCATTCGTGAGCTATGGTATTAGCCAAGGTAAACTCATCTTGCATCTTACCATCCGGCATCCTTGCCGTAGGGTTAATAAAAATAGTTAATACATTGTTCTGCAGTAGGCACGAACCAAAGGGCGCTAAGTTACGAAGGTAATCTTCGTCTTTCTCATCCTCATCTAAGTCCGGAGTTTCTGGGTCTTCTACTAACACTGTTAGCTGGAATACTGGAGCCGGAAAGTACGGTAGGTAGATAATAATTCCTGAGAACTTCAGTCCGTGGGTAGCCCCCGGAGACGCCTGGATAACATCATACCCAGTTAATAGTTCCGCCCTTTTAATATCACTTTGCTTAAATTTTTTCATTCAACCACTCCACAGGTATTTGTTATCCGCAGATATCTGCATACTGTCATCTGAGACACACCAAACATCTTAGCGATGTCTCGCTGAGATACGCCACATTTACTAAAATCAAGTATAGCCACAATATCCGTATTAGTCAACTTCTTTTTCTGCACTCGACCTAAATTTTTATAGGAGTGAACTATATTTTCCCTATGACTAATGGCTTCAAGATTAATAATCGCATAGTTAGCCTTATTCCCATCGATGTGGTTAATCTCTAGTCCGTCTGGAATTTTTCCGTTATAGTGTTCCCATACAACTCTGTGCGCCAGTGCTGATTTTTCTCCTGTCCATATAATAGGATATCCGTAAGTATTCTTAGACACGGCCGTTATTTTACAAACATCGGTAAACTCCCGCCAGAATGTGTTTGTTTTTTCTGAGTATATCAGTTTAGACCTTTTCACCGTAACCACTCCTTAGGTATTATCTTGTCGGCATACATAAATCCGTGTTTATTGCACCAATCAGCATAGGTTGACTTTGCTCCCTTGTATAACTTACTCTTAGAGTTAGTAAAAATAAATCGGATATCTAGTTTAGGATTTTGAGCACGAATTAAAAGGTGCTTCTGCCTGTCCGCAAGCATAAATCGTCCCTTAGTCTCAATGATTATACCGTTAGGTAATACGAAATCTGGCGTATATTTATGCTCTTTTTCTGGGACAATGTAGCGTAGTTGCCACTGTTCATAGTCGGCCGCTACTCCTGCTTTCTGTAACTGTTTGGCTATATCCATCTCCAAACCGCTGCGGAATCCTAGCTTTTTACCTAAATTCTTCCTAGCCATGCTATCTCCTTGGCGGTTCTGCCGTCTATGTAACGTCCGTTTCTTTCATTTTTCATGACTTATTCGCCCAACTATTGCCTACATATATTTCAATCTCAATAGGGAAGTTCATCTGTAACGGTTTAACACTTTCCCTGCATATCTCTGGAAGGGCTGCCACAAACTCCTCTACCAAATCCTCGCGCACCTGGTAGGCATATTCATCGTGTACGAAAAGAATTGGCATAACATCCTTTGTGGCATCCCATCTAGACGCAATGTACTCGTAGACTTCAATCAATATGTATTTGCTAATTATAGCACCTAGACCTTGCCCCTGCATATTCAAGCACGCATGCTCGCTGCTAGGCAGAACCCTATGACCGTCGATAAGTGTAGTATAGCCGTTGAGGAGATACTCGGTTATAAAGTAGTCCCTTGTGTACATCAGACCTGGGCACGTACGGCCCATAGTTTCGATTGCCTTCTTTCCGTCATCAATCTGGCGGCCAGGTTCTTTAGGGGAGATGTACAGTCCTAACTTAGCTGGCCCTGCGCCATATAAGAATGCGAAGAACATAGTCTTAGCTGTGTCTCGTGATACCTCTTTACCAAAGGTGGCGCTAAGAGCGGCCGCATTTAGTGAGTGGGTATCGGTTCCCTGTACTTTATCTCCACGGAGCACCTGGTTAAGGAGGGCTGGTTGACCGCTGACCCTATATACCAATTCTGCAATAGTCCCCACCTCGAGATTTGAAATGTCAAACCCAACGAATTTAAATCCCTCTGGAACCGTGAACGCTCTACGTATCTCCTCACCATATAGCTTCTTCTTCGACGTGGTTTGACCCAAATTTGGGAGGGCATGGGACGCGCGAAAAGTTCTAGTCCCATAGCTATTAATAACACCGTGTAAACGACCTTCTTGAACATTATCAATATATCCTTTCCCTGAGTATTGTTTACCGTCCCCTACGATGGAGCCTATACGTTTGACCAAGTCTCGATAATAGGACACCAGCTTCAGTTCTGGGTAGATAATTTCCAGCAATTCCATGTTTGCCGCATTAAAACTAGGGCTACCCTTATCCGTAAATCCGGTAGGTACGAAATCAGGATGCTTAGCCATAATAGCCCTATACAGATGCTGGTTACTATTGGGATTAAATTCTTTAACCACAGGTAGCACCCTAGCAGGGTCTTTCTTAGTAGGCTTAAGTTCTAGGTCTATGAATTCCCGAACGAAAATATTCTTAAGTTCTTCTTTATATTCTTCTTGCAAAGAACGCATCTCAGAGACTAAGTTGTCTAGCGCCTTAACGTCTATTAACACTCCATTCTCACACAGAACACGAGTCGCATCATTTGCTCGAGTGTTAAAATCGACCAGGTACCTATATGAAGTGTAATCTTCGTCCGATAATTTATTAACCCTGTCTAGGCAGAATTCATACACGCGTTGAGTGAGTCTAACATCTTGTTCACAGTATTTCAACAAGTCTAGGCGTACGGTCAGAAAGTCCTTACTTACGTCCTGCTTGTAGCTGCCAAAGAACTGTCCCCACACTTTAAGTCCGTGACTGACGTGGATGTAGTTATCGTCGTCTTCCTCTACTTCATCGAACTTAGCCTTCTTCATAGATTTGATGAACTCTGGTTTGTTGTCTATGCTGTTTGGGCCTACGTAGGCGGGAATATCTCTCCCTCCGAATATGCACAAGAGCCGCGACAAGAGGAGGGTGTCTATTACCCTGGCATTCCCTCTGTAACCAAACCTACGGACTACAGGAATATCGTATAAGTGGGCGTTGTGTCCTACTAGCATATCCTCAGACGTAAGCTGGTTAAGGAACGCAATTCCGTCCGCTAGGGTTCCATCTCTGGTTAAGTCTGGACTATCATGCCACCACTTAGCCTTTCCATCTTCCACTGTCACCATACATGAAATAATCTGAACGTTGTATGGATTCAGATTGTCCGTTTCCGTGTCAAAGAATACTATACGCCCCATGTTTTCCTCACAGCCTCTATCCGTGGGTTAGTATCAACGTCCTTAAGTGCAATGACTAGATTAGTCTTGAACTCATCCGCGAACAAGTCCACTGCCTCGAAGAACTCCTGAGCTATCTCCTCGTCCCACTCCACATGCTGGATGTAGATGCGGTAGTCTGGGGAGACTTCCTCATTATAACTTATAAAATAACAGCCTCTGCGCTCCGTAGCGTACATCTCCGCATAAATCTGAGCTAAGTGTTTCTCAGGCATCCCTTCCTGAAAGGCTCTCAGATGGTTACGTGTAGTTGGACACTTTATCTCAAAAACACATTCATCAGAGGTAAGGCCGTCTGGAGACGCTGCCAACCAAGGCCTGTCAATGTTGTAACAGCTACCTACATCCGATACGTTGAAATCATTACCTAATTCTCTGCGGATACATTCAACCGCATAGTCTCTAGCTACCGGCTCTAGGCGAGTTCCCCGTAACATGTGCTCGTTAGGCTCGAGCTTCTTAACTTCCCCAGTAGTCGCCTCTAAAAGAAGTTCGGCCATTAGCTCTTTACGGCTTTTTGGCCATTTATACGCTGTTCTTTTCCACGTGCTCGATACCCTACTGCCGGTAAGGCGAGCCAGCCGAAAAGCGAACCATCCCTCTGTCCGCTGGTGGCTGGTGTCAAAAACAGTTTTAACTTTATTATTATTCGTCATAGTTTAAGGCCAGAGAGTGATATGATATCGTCTGTGAATTTGTCTACGCCTTTAATAGTTCCTTCAGTAAATCCCGCAATTAATTCGGCTACTGCGGCATCATAAGCATCTCTGCCATCGATGACCTTCATCCCCGCTAATTGTTTAAGCTGGTGTGGTGTAATAAATAATGTTGCTTTAATTGGTTCAATTTTCATACTAGTTTCCTTTATTAGATACTTTATTATTATATTAATATAAAATGCCTTTCGGCGGTTAACGGGCTGTGCTGGACAGCCCTCTCACTACATTTATAACGTTCTCATCTTGACCGAGCCTGTCGACGGAGTGCGAACAATCGCCCCGCCAGTACCACGAGGTAAGGACGCTACAGGTGCTGGTGCGGCCGCTGCCGGTGCTGCGGGTTTAGCCAAATCGGCGATTGCAACTTCGCGTTCACTAACAAAATCGATAGTGTCTGTCTGGTTGACGTGGATAATAATCGCGTCACCTTTCTCAGTCTTAGTTGGCTTGGCCGACAAGGATACAGGAACCAAAAACTGTTGACCGTCAATTGTAACTGTCAAGAACGTCTTTCCGCTAAACTTATCGGAAGATGCACCATTGGAACCAACAAACTTAGTAGCAAACGTGCTTCCTAGAGACGTTTCAAATTGTTTGCCGGTTTTCTTAACTGAGTAAGTGATTTTAGTGATGTGTGTTGGTTTGTTAAAAGCCATTTGTGTCTCCTTCGGTGAGTAATAGGCGTAGGTATTTAACAGTATATTGCCTGTCGTCAATCTTTATTATAGCATGGTCAGGTTTTCCGTCAAGTATTAATTGCGAAAAATCCAAGGATACTTGAACTCTTTTGTTAATAAGTATTTCAAGTTGGGAACTCCCTGAATACTTCAAAACATCCGCCGCATCTTTCAAGCCGTGAGCATAGTGCCAGTTTACAACACTTGGAGTAACTCCGAGGTTAACCATCTCGAACATAAGGCGGCGAGAGGCGGTGAGACCGGCCTGGTCGTTATCGAACATTATACAGACGTCATCGAACAACTTCAGGAACTCAATGTCGGCATCTAACCATTTCATGTTGCTGGCCCCACTAGGTACACTCACTGCGTTAAATCCAGCTTCCATCACGGCTAATGCATCCTTCTCACCTTCGGTGATTACCAGAAGACTTCGGTCTCCCACGATTGCCTTATACAGTCCCCACAGGTGGCGAGGTTTGTTGAACCATGCCCACGTGTTCTTAGTGTCATCACTAGTCTTAGGGAACAGCAAATGGGCAGCGTCAATCATTCCTGAGTCGGCATGATTAGGGTGTAGAAATGCTATGTACTGGCTCTCCGACGTCTCAGCCAGGGTCAGAATATCACCACACTTATCTAGGGTTTTGTGGCTAATACCTGACGATAGAAAGTAGTTGTGACCTGCCGTTAGGGTGTTGTGGAATTGCAACGAGGCTATGTCTAGCTTTACAAAGTCTTCAGGAATATTGAGTAAGCGTCCTATGTATTCACAGGCGTCAAAGTAACTCATATTCTTCTTGTACCTAACTAGGTCAATTAAGTCACCGTGTGTCATCGTCTCGTTTAAAGTTGGATGTACCGTCGGGGCGAAGTCTGACCAAGACCCTGCCATATCTCCATCAACATTTACTGCGCAAGATTTGCCGCCTAAATCGAGAGGCGAACCTAAATAAACCGTGCCATTAATAGGACGAACTTCTCCATATAAGTCCGTAAGGATTACTAGCGGATTAAGTTTAGCTTCATTCTTAATTTTGGCAAAATCAAACATCTAACCGCGCCTCCTTCTGTGGTTACACACATAGGTGCACATCTCTAACCAGTGTGCTGCTGTCTCGTCACCTTCCTCAACCTTTGTCATGACAGTATCTCCGTCTAAACAGTGTATGCCGGTGTTGATTATAGCATAAACTCCGTTGCCCATACTTACTATTTCGCCGCCCATAGGGGTGACGTCTTCCGTATTTCCCTTATATCTATTGAGTTCATTGTCGCTTGGGCAGAAGTCACGATACCATTTGCGACTGTATGAGGCTACTTCTAGGTCAAATTCAGCTAAATGAATTTTCTTAAACTGGCTGAGCCGTATGTTGTTTTTATCCTGCTCAAATTTTTTGATAAAAGTCATCCACCTATCATTAGTGGTGCACATACGATGAAAAACCAACAGACGTGCAGAATGGAGACAAAACTTTTGGCCTGATAGAACGACATTATCGTCATCGGCTAATGTAACTCCAAAAGCCTCTAGGAAGGCCACAAATTTTTTAGGGTTTAGTTTCATGCACTCTTTCCGTGTACAAACTTGCTCTCGGTAATCTTTAGTTGGTCAACTAGGTCAACCGTGTTACGAACCCTGGTAAGGTGTTTAGAGCCGTATTTGCGAGTGATATAAACCTCGACCCAATCTATAGGTCGCTGTAGTGGGTGGTTAGGGTCGGCACGCCTGCGGCCTACTTCAATGTCTTTGATTGTGAACTGCATAATGGTTCCCTAGATTTGATGGCGATACTTCATATTAACACAACCAAGTGTTAATGCAAATTAAAATATGTAAATAAATGTAAATAACGATAAGACGAAACCTATGGCTTATATATATGCAATCGTAAAAAAAAATAGAGCCGTTAAAAGAGGCCCGCAATGGATTCTTTTCTACACTAAGGTATGTTTGCCTATCCCATTAGGTACGTTTTCAACCACGGGGCTAAAAACGGCCTTTAAATGGCATTCCTGAATGGAGATGTCAGGTAACCTTAATCGTGGCCGTCCTTAAAGTGGCGTAGCCGCATTTAAGTATACTTTAAGTTTAAGTATACTTAAGTATATATCTATTCTAACGGCTTCGCCTGTTAAAGTTAAGGCGCGTACGCGCTTTAAAGAAGTAAAGGCGCGAATGCGCTTTTACATATAAGGATTGATAATATACCTTATGTTTCAAGTTTGAAATAGTTGTAAAAAAGTATTAGATTGGCTACCAGAGCGAATTTGCCGTAAATAGCATAAATAGACCTCTTTTGTAAATCTCTCTGAAACTCAAGCCTGGCGTGGCTTAGATACAAATTTGAAGGTTAAACGATCGTTTTAATTATCCCTATGTAAGTTGAAGCCTCTGAAACCAGCGCCAGTAGGGCTTTACAGAGAGTTTGTCCTTATCTTTATGTAAGGGGAGAATAAGTAGCAGAATTTTAGAGAAAACGAAAAATATGTTTCAAGTTTGAAATAGTTGTAAAAAAGTGTTACTTAGATACGAAGCTAAATGTTAAACGATCGTTTTAATAATAGTTATTATACCCCTATGTAAGTTGATGTCTCCGAAACCCGCGTCAGTAGGGCCTTACAGAGAGTTTGTCAATATCTTTATGTAAGGGGAGAATAAGGAGCAGAATTTATGGACGGATTAGAGAAAAAGAAAAAGGGGCCAGGTCGCCCACCGAAGGCGGTTAAACTTTTGTCAGATTCTGGAATAGACATCGATGGCATAGAAGAAAAATACGCCCTAAAACGGGAGCAAGGAAGTAAGCTAACCCCAGAACTGCTGGTGAGGTTACTTGACGCAGGAACCAGGGGTGAGAGTATCTCCGAGTTCTGCGCAAAAAATGGATTATCACGCAAGTCTTTCTACAAATATCTTGAAGACGAGACTTTCGCGGAAGCGTTCGAGCACTACAAGATGCACGTACAAGCCTATTACACGAGACTGGCCCGTCTGTCCGCTTTAGAGGGGACGGGAGTTTCGGCGAGCGGCTTGCAGGTAGCGCTCAAATTTGCCCTAGGGTTCGGCCTTAGGGACGTGCACACTCTAGCGACTGGCGAAACAATTGATGCGCTAAAGGCCATCGCGCCGCCGCAGAACGGCCCCACCAACATAACGATTGACCTCACAGGGCTTATGCTCAATAAACGCGAAGGGTTAACGTTAGACAATGCTGATGTAGATAAACCAGCACTGGAAAAGCCGAGGATAATAGACGCAGATTAAAGGGATTGACATGGCAAAGGTAAATAAAATAAACCTAGCGGCCTCATTAGCCAACGGGTTACCAAAGGAGCACAAGCTATTACAGATGCTGTCCAGTCTGTTCGAATGGCAGGTTGCTGCTTTGACTGGAGATTTTCGGTACGCAGGTATTATGGCCCACCGAGGCTGCGGTAAGACTGCTCTTATTGTCATGCGAGCCGCTCTCCTAGCACTACAGAACAAACGCGTAGAAAAGCGTGTACTTATGCCAGATGTCCAAATAATGATCCTTGGGCCGGAAAAGGGCGAGACAATCGCCATGTATGGCCCGCAACTAGAATCGATTCTTGACGGCTTTATAGTGGAGAAATCCTTAGACCCACGTACGTCAATCTCGTACATCAAACTAATCAACGGAGCTACCATCCGTATCGACGGACTGTCCGCCATCGAAGGTGAAGTTAGGAGTTCCGGAGGCAAAGAAGCAGAGAGCTTACGTGGTAAGAGTATTGACCACATGATGATTGACGAGATTGGTATTATCGACATTCAGCCCTCGATGGCTGCGCTGTTACCTACCTTGTTACGGTATGAGACTAAAGGCACCTTGATGGTGTTTGGTACGCCTAAATCTAAAGATTCCGGATTCTTCTGGCTGTGGGACAAGTGGTTGCCAGCGAACGGAGGAAAGCGTATTAAGATTCCTCTAGGGCATGAACTCAGCCCGTTTACTAAAGCCCAGTACGAAGACGCCACGCGAATGTACAGCACTGTACCAGGAGTATGGGAATCGGAATACATGCTAGAGTTTAAGACCAACGATGTCGCCTCTGTCTACGGCTTAACCATTGACAGGATGATATCCGACGGCAGGATAATAGAAGACGATACCATAGTTCACAATGACCCAACGTTTGTGGCCCTAGACCTAGGATTCAACGACGATACTGCATTAATTCTGTATCAGGTGGACATGGACGGAAATCCTAAGATTATTGACTACTATGTGAACAATAGGCAGCCAATAGAAACATATCTGGATTGGATAGCCGGTTGGTCTACGATGGTGAACTTAAAGTACGTCTACTTACCGCACGATTCAAACGCGCAGGTAATAGGAAGACAGTTTACGATAGCGGAACAGTTCGCAAAGGCCCTTAGGCCGTTGAACATCCGTGTAGGTATCCTGAAGAAATCGCCACGGGTGGCATACGAAATCCCGATTGTAAAAACGATTCTCGGAAAAACCAAAGTTCTAAAGCGTTGCATCCCAATGCTAGACAAATTACGGGAGTATTCCTACGAACCTAGCAAGCTAGCCATTGGAGAATATACTGATATCCCAAAGGCAAGACAGGATGACCACGTAGCTGACGCTATTCGTTACTTCGCCATGTCTTACAATTCTAGGTACGCCGACCTTACCAACGAGAACAAGTTGGAATACGCGGAACGTGGGCTTATTAACAGCGAGTATTTATCCACTACTGAGGCAAATCTACAACAGTATCTCAAACGTAGAGAACAGAAACCACAACAGGCCTTTCGCATTAGGCACCCGATAAAGATTATGAGGTAATTATGGAACTCAAAGATATTTTAGACAAGGTAAGTCTATACGAAAACACATTCGCCCCGTGGGTAAAGGACGCTGAGTTAGCCGAGAGTGTATACACAAACTCCATGAGCACTACAACCGCATCTGATACCAGCCTGACAGGTAACCAGTTTCAGGCGGCTGCGTCTGTGTTCAACATTTTACACCACAATACAAGCATTTTGCAGGCACATACATTTACGAAACTTCCTAAGGCACGTATCACTGCCCGTATTCCAGGAAATAAGAATGCCTCTATCGCGGCTCAGGTACTTGAGAAATCATTAGACACTGCCATGGCGCAGGAACAAGATACCTACGAGAACATAGAAAAGGCCGTTTTAGACATGTTTATCGCGGGTCGTGGCACCGTATGGACTATCTACGAAGCAGACGAATCCTCTATTTGCAACGAATACGTTCACTGGAAAGACTTTGGCCACACTCACTGGGCCAAGACCTGGGATAGCGTAACCGAGGTATGGCGTAAGATGACGCTGTCAGCCGAAGACATGTCCGAGTATTTCGGCGTCGAGTGTGAAAACGAAACCTACGAGGTTATAGAATTCTACAGTAAATTAGACGACAAAGTTTATTTTGTGTGTCAGGAATTCGATTATGTTCTGCGTGAAGGCGCAAACCCAACAGGAATTGCCGGAGTACTTCCCTGTGTGGCCCCACTATTCGCAGGAACACAGCCCAACACGCTGATACCTGTAATTCCGTTCTCGCTATATGCCCAACAGGCACTAGACGTAGCTGAATTGACACAACGTATTGGTGATTTAGGTAGTCAACTGAAAGTATCGGGCGCATTCGCTAGCCAGTTTGGAGGCGTAATCCCTGAAATCTTCGGGGCACCTAACGGAACTCTAGTCCCCATCGAACTAGGAGACACCTCCACACTAGGTGGGCCAGTATCGGTTAAAGACATGTTGTTATTAAACCCAGTTGATGTATGGGCGACTACGCTTTCCCAGGCTATAGCTGCTCGCAATGAACTGTTACAGACAATAGCATTTATTAGCGGAGTTAACGAACTCCAAAGTGGAACGTCATCTAACCCGTACGAGAATAGTAAAGTAACGCAGGCCAAGATTCAGGGAATTAACTCCAGAGTCAAGCCTAAGCAGATTGCTGTACAGCGATTCTTAGACAGAATCTATAAACTGTCTGGTCGCATGCTGGCCGAACTAATGCCTACAAAGACGTTGGTTGACCTTAGCGGCGTGGATGTCGTAGCATCTAAGATGCAACAGAAGTTGATTGAGTCGGCAGCCATCGGTAAGATTCCTCTGTCTCAGAAACAAGTCGCACAGGTAAACAACCCGTCCCTAGAGACTTTGACCAAGATTCTAAAGGACGAGAAGGAAGTCATGCTGACAATTAGCATTGATAACTCTAGCTTGGTTGTTGTAGACCGTGAGGAAGAAAAGCAGCTGCGTATGGCAAGCCTATCGGCTATGACCGCAGTACTTCAAGGAGCCGCAGGACTGATTCAACAGCAACCTGAATTCGCACCTCTGGTATGCAAGTCGCTTAAGTACATCACCTCTACTGGGGCGTACGGCGATGAGCTGTCTAGCGACCTGGATGCAACACTAGAATCTCTAGTCGAGAAACTGCAAGGAAACACGGCCCAGGGCAACCAGAAGTCGGAAGCTATATTGCAGATGCAGCTTGAGAATCTGAGACACGAGAACGCAATCAGGGAGATGACAACTAAGGCTCAGTTGGATGCCGCAGCGCACCAGTTTGATGCCGACGTTAAGTTCAAGCTTGAGCAGATTAAGGCCCAGACTAGCGTTGAAACCCAACGCATCAGTGCAGACGCCAATATCAAATCGACAAAGATAGCCCACAGCCAAGCACCGGCTGCCCAAGAAGGCTTAATGTCTAGCTCACCGGCTACTATGTTTGATGAAAGTTTACTGGATGACAATCCAGATATCTAAGGGGATAACATGCCTAAGTACGACCGGCACTGTCATAAGTGCAACTCTACTGTTGAGACTATAGAACGGATGATGGATAGCGACCCTATCCCGTGCTTAATATGCGATGAGGGGCACATGGTAAGGGCTACATGGTTAGCCCGCCCCTCGTTCTCATGTGAGCGCGCTGACAAGGTATCAAAACCTGAACCTATGACGTTGCCAGACGGCACCGAGGTAGTGGTTAAGACCGAATCAGAAGCCAGGGCACTGGAAAAGAACTTCGATGGTTTGCGTATACACGCGTCGCCTAAAGAGAACATGCAAGATGCCAAACGCAACAGAGAGAACAACCAAAAGAAACTTCGAGAAGAAGTTAAACAGAGTTACATTAATGCCGCCAAAGATATAAACCTAGGCGGATAAGGGGATAAATATGAAAGAATTTAACAGAGACTTCGTTAGCAGCCTTCAAGATTCTATGAAGGACGTATTAGACACTAATCCGGTACCGGCCGATGACCAACCTGTAGGTGACCAACCTACTCTGTCAGACGCAGACGTTACGGATATCATCGATGCTGTCACTCCGGCTACTCCCGCTGACACACCTAAGCCAGTAGACCCACTAGACAAGGACTGGGAAGACTTAGCTAAGGTATTCAAAGCGGATAAGGCTACTGTACAGAAAGAAGCCGTGGATACGTTTAAGAAGTTGACCAGCCCAGACGCAGCAGTAAGGGAGGCGGCATTGGCCGACTTAGCCAAAGCTGTTGGCACGCAGATTTCGAGCACCAGCGCTCAGCCGACCGGAAACGTAGATAATTCCGAAATTGCTGCATTACGCAGCGAGATAGCGCAGCTTAAAGCGCAAACGCAGTTAGAGGCGCAAGCTAAACTAGCGGCGGAAATAACCAGTTTTGCTAAAAAGCACCCAGATTTTGACAGCGTCCGGCCAGATGTTGCCAAGGTTCTGAAAGCTGGCTTAGCGACTGACCTAGCAGATGCCTACGCCAAAGTAAAGGCCATGAAAGGTGAAAGCATTGCTAAACCCGTACATATCAAACCTAGTGGTTCAGCGGTTGTACAGAAAGAGCAACCTAAAAGCTTTATTACTGAGGACTTCTCCTCATTACGTAAAGCCTTAACTGATTCACTTAAAGGATAATATTCATATTGAAAGGAATATCAAATGTCTGATGTAATCGCAACTGGGGGATTACCCTCAGTAATCGGAACGCTTTTACTGCGTTCGCAAAGTGCACGTGCTGGTGTTATCAACAGTACCGTATTTAAAGGTAGCCCATTATTGTCCATTTTGGCACAAGCTGGCGCCATCAAACCCTTAGAAAGCTCCATGAGCATTGCGGTCAAAGACCCAGGTGCTGCTGTTACTACGTACTTCGAAACGGTTAACGCCGCCGGTACAGTTACCAGTTCCTTGTCGGCCGACTTAAGTGCCAACTTACTCATGCGTCACTACATGCCAGCGTTCTTAAACAGTTCGTTGATGATTGACGCTCGTAAATTGCAGCTTATCAAAGGTCAAAATGCAATTATTGACTACCTAACCGAAGTTACTATGCAACACGCGAATACTAACGCTGTTGGATTTAATGGCCTCGTGTTATCTGGTTTCACTGCTACTGCAGGTACAGCAAACAACATCTCCGGTCTTGCAACCCAATTGCCGGTAGTTGCTCGTGTTAGCTCCGCACCTACAGTTCACGCTAGTGACCATGGTGGTATCTACGAAGCCGCCGCTGCTCGTTTAGCTCCTAAACGTTTAGTTAACCAAACCATCACCAGCGCAACCGTTGTCGGTCTTATCCGTCAAATGGCTGCTAGCCTTAAAGCTTCTGGTGTTGACAGCACACAGAAATTTGCATTGGCAACCCAATCAGGTTTCTTAGACTTAGCTGCCGCTATGGATGGTAAATTTAGCCCGACCCAATTACGCATTCTTGACTTAGGTTTCGAAGGCATTTCGATTGGTCAAACGGCTATCATTATGGAAGGTGGATTAGACGAAATCACGATTAAGGGCGCTGTAGCTGATGCAGATACGTTCTTCTTTATCGATGGCGATGCAGTTAAACTGTACTCCGCTTCTGGCGCGTCTATCGCTCCTGATGCGAACGTTCTGTTTACTGACAGTGGCGACCGTGTCATCTCCGACACCAACGTTAACAACGCTATCCGTAGCCAATTCTTTGGTCAGTTAGTTGTTGAAAAACCGATGAAATGCGGTGTATTGACAACCAGCTCAACCAACCACCAATAATAGTAATATTGGGTATGCCCTTCGGGGCATCCCTAATGCTACTACGGGGGAGTTCCCCGCCCTATGGGATGTTCATCCCTTTACGTCCCTTAGGGATTTTATTTGGAGAGAGTTATATGTCATACACTTTAAAACAGCTATGCGACAACGCGATTATAAACGCGGGTACATCCGATACCTTAGCCTCTTACTATGGGAGCACGGACAAGCAGGCCCAGAAGGCAATCAGGGCGGCTGATGAGGCTGTAGCTCAGTTACGAGCCTCGCACAACTGGGAGGTGTTACTGACTACTAAGTCGACAGCCTTTACTTCCTCCCAATTCTACGCCCTAGACTCCGATGTAGAATATATCCATCCAGATAGCTTAGTTAATACTACAACAGGGACTAAGTATATATCAATATCGCCAGAACGCGCAGCCGAGATAGAATCAGGCTCCGCAGATGCTGATGTTTCTGAGGTATTCCTCAGGTCAGGGTCTATTAAGTTCATGGCGACGGTGACATCCGGAGAAACATTTGAATTCAAATACCAGACGAATAAGGCCATAACCGCAGTCAGCACAACGACGTACGAACGCTTTACGGCTGACACTGACACCTGCCTAATCAAAGACGAACTAGTGGTACTTCTAATGGCTATTATACTTCGGGATAATGAAGGTAGTGATTCGAGGGTATTGAGAGAGCGATTCGCGAGATTATACAGCAGGTATACCGGAGCAGATTCGTATAGAACCAAGGTAAGTCTGTTTAGCAGAGCAGCTATTTGGAGGATATAATGACTAAACCAGTTAACATTAGACTGCCGTACCCGCTACGGATAGATGAGAGGGTTCGCGAATTCAACCCACAAAATCCTACGGCCCGTTATCTAGATAATGTTAACGTAAAGGCAGGAGCACTAGAGTCGAGAAGAGGAAAGAAAATCCTTCTTAAAACGACATCAGGAAACACCCTTAGCAATTTAATCATCCACTATGATGAGGACGTACTGAATAACCAAGTATTGTACAAAGTTAGTAACGGAGGCGTTTATAGCCTTAATGTGACCGACATAGGCGGATCTGCATCTGATACACAGATAACTACCCTTACAGCAGGAAGCACACTGTCTGCCACACGTATCAGCACATTAGGTGGAAATTATACAGTAATAGCAAACGGAACATCGGCCCCAGGAATATGGGATGGTTCGACATTCACCGCGTACACTACATCGGGTGGCACCTATAATATAACCGGCACCGACGCAGCTACAGTATGCAGCAGCAGTATCACCTCAGTGACTACGTATGCAGGTCACATATTCTTCTTTAACGCGGGTTCTACTAAGTTTTATAGCCTGGCATTGAACTCCATAGCTGGAGCAGTAACTACGGTAGATATGAGTATGTTTGTACGAGCACGCGGACTAATTGGCGGAGGGGACTTCTTAGCACGGGAAGGGTCTGACCGCTCCCTTGCAGGTTTTGTCGCTATTGGGGACAACGGTCAGTGCGCAGTGTTTACTGGTACTGACCCTGACGACCTGACCACTTGGAAAATGGAAGGTGTAGCCACGTTGCCAGGCAGGCCTATTGGACGCAGAGCGTGGGTCAGTGTAGATAGAGATATGTATGTATTGACTACCGCAGGGTTGTGTTCCGTATCCAAGGCACTACTTGGAGATTATTCTCCTATAAGCGCCCCGATTCAAGAACAACTTCTAAACTGCGACCTAACCAGTGCAGAGTTAGCATTTGATTCGTTACATAGGAGGGTCATTGTCAACCTGAACTCAGCAGCCGATTCGATAGCCGTAACTCAGTATGTTCTACACCTAGACGATATGGCGTGGACAACATGGAGCGGCGTCCAGGCGGCTTCTTTGTCCTCACAAGGCAGCACCACAGTATGCGCCGTAGGAGACACACTATGGCGGGTCGACTATGACAGTCTCGATGAGACGTCTACCGGAGTGTACGCCGACATTGTTAGCAGGATTGAATGGTCTTCCGGCTCATTTGGTACTCAGTCAAAGAAACGGTGGATTAGAGTGGCACCTCAGTTTAGGGCATACGGAACCATCTCCATAAACATAGGAATGATTTCTGACTTCGAGAATCAGAACAGATTGTCAACAGCAGGCTCCTGGACGGGAGAGAACCTATCTTGGGCTGCGTTAGAAGCACTAACCTGGGGGCAGTGGGAAGTAATGCCATGGGCTGCCGATGAGGTGTCTCCACTATCGTGGAAGGCTTTATCAGGTACAGGATACTCAGGCGCACTAACTATGACTACGTCTACGGCGATGTCGCCAATTAAGTTTATATCGTGCTCGTTGATATTAGAAGTAACCAGCACAGCAATCTAAGAGAGGAATTATAATGGGCGGATTATTTAGAGGCATAACTGATGCCGTAGGACTTACTAGTCCAGCTCCGGAGGTACGTCAACCATCTCCGGCGGAACAGGCACAGGCCAGTAAAGAAGTAGCTATGTGGAATGCCGGTCTAAATCGCATTTCGCAGGCAACTCCGTTTTCTACGACGGATTACGTATATACAGGAACTGACGCAAATGGGGTTCCTCAGTATAAACAGGTGACTAAGTTTACAGAAGCAGGACAACAGCAGTATCAGAACCTGATGACGGCGCAAGCCTCATCTAATCAACTGTTGCCTGGACTTGTTAATCAGTCCCAACAATTGTTAAATAGAGACTATAGTAATAATTTAGTTACGGATTACGGCTCGGCTACCACATCACAAGCCGCCTATGAGCAGTACTTGAATCGTGGCACGGAAGAAATCAATAAATACTATGACAAGCAACGTCAACAGATTGAACAACGGTTGTTTAATCAGGGAGTGTCGGCCAATAGTGATGCATACCGTACGGCCCTACAGGACTTTGAGAAGTCTCGTGGGCAGTCGATATCCGACTTAGCTTTTAGTGCATTACAGAGCGCAGACACAAGGGCCATGCAGGCCGCAGCGTTCAAGAACCAGGCCTTAGCTCAACAACAGTCTATGCAGCAGTCAGGTCTATCCGTGGCCCAGTCTTTGTATACAACGTTGTACGGTGCAGGAAGTGCGTCCATGAATATGGCTGCTCCGGCTTATGCTCAGATACAAGGTGTTGATTACAATGCCATTATGAATCGTGACGCCGGTGTTCAACAGTACAATGCTAATATGCAGTGGCAATCTGACAAACAGTTCAATGACCTTATGATGAAGGCGGCCACAGGAATGGCTTCTTCAGGTACAGGACAAACTATGGCCGGAATTAAGTGGGGGCAATAAAATGGCAGATAATCAACAGCCTATCGAGGCACTACCTATTAAGACAGGTAAAGGAGACGCCACGACGGCATCTACTCTAGCTGACATGTTATTACAAAGCCCAGAGGAAGTAGCAAAACTGATGGCGCTTCAGGAACAAATGTTCCAGAAACAGCAGGAACAATTACGAGCACGGGCATCCGCTGAGGTGGCGCTAAAGGCCAGTGACCCGTTTACCGCATGGAGTGCTCTGTCTAATATGGCGGACGCGAGCAAGGCGAAACGTGAAGAGTTTGACCTATTACAGCAACAACAGCTGATGCAGATACAACAAGCAGCAGAAGCTAAGAAGAAGGTAGAAGCTAACATTGCGGCTATGGGCGGACAGTTAGGATTAACTCCTGAACAAATCCAACGTGCGCAGATTACTGGTAGCATCGAAACTGTGGGTAAGGAAGTCAAAGCAGCAGCGGAAGGAAACGTAGCTGCCCGCACTCAAGACACGCTGGTTCAGCAAGCTAATGCCAACTTGGCCAAGACAGCAGCTGATACGGCACAGTCTAAAGCGGCCGCAGCAGCTTCGCTTGCCCAGGCTCAGAAGGCAACCGTAGAAGCCCAAGGAACGATGATTGATAACCAGCGTAAGTTGCAAGTCAAAGAGGGAGACTGGGTAGTTGAGAAACAGCCCGACGGTTCAACCCGTAAGGTTCAACTTGGTAAGCTACCTGAAGGTATGAGATATGTGCAAAACTCCGATGGAACTTTCTCTACGACCTATGATATAGGAACCAGCGAAGGAGCCAATAAGTTAGCCCTAGAGAATCTGACTACTGTTCAGCAAGCCATCAACAAGAAAGAGAAATCGTTAGGGACGTTGACTGCACTGTCGAGAGACCCAGCCATTATGACCTTGGGAGAAATCAGCCCATTACAGGTTAGCGCTGCTAGAGGTAAACAGTCTGCCGGTATGGCATCTGAGACCGACCTAAAGATTATTGCTTATGACAATGCAATGCAAGACTTAGCTGTAGGAAGTATGAAGGAAATGTTCGGTGCCAACACCTCTAACCAGGAATTGGCGGCGGCTATATCTATTCAAGGTTCTGCGAGTAGTCCTAAACTACAACGCGATTGGGCAGTTGCCTATGGCGCCGGTTTGATGGCATCGCAAAAAGAACAACTAGGAATAACACAATCACTAATCAACCAGGGCGTAGCTCCTGCTAAGGCAGCAGCATTAGCCCAAGAAAAGACCAAGTTTCGTACTTCTGTTGAAACACTGAGAACCTTATTAAACGCCGGAAACTCTGAGCTTATCAGACGTCAAGCCGATGTTATGAACAGGGCAGGCGTAACACTAGATACAGTACAACGTGGTTTAGGCCAATCTGACTTTGAGAGGCTAATGAGATACGTAAGATAATCCCTTAATTGGAGACCCGAAATGGAACAAGCGCCAAAAACAATATCGTTTATTGAAGCGGCAAACGTAACGCCCCAGGCCGATAAGCCGAAGGATACCTGGATGACCGACGCCCAGGGAAACAAATGGAATTGGGCAACAGGTGAAGAAATACCTATAGCCCAACCCGCCATAAAAACGCAAGACCAACTGAAGTGGGAGCAGTTAGCTAACACCCCTCCGTCTACCCCTACGGCCGAAAAGCCAGAAATGGATATGTTGGAAACAGTTGTATACTCCGTAGGGCACGTCTTATCTAAAGCCGCTTATGGTATTACTGCAGCCCCTCGCGTGGCATACTCGGTAGGCGCCGGTGCAGCAAATCTGGTGCAGAACCTAAAGGCTAATACGGTTGACGCTTTATTTGGCACGAACAGCGCAGCCGACCGCGTACAGTACGGGTTTTCTGAGGCTTGGGAAAGCACGGATGTATTTACTGATGCCTTTAATATAACAAATCCTAAAGTAAGCACAGGCGTAAAACTGGCCGGTAACATCGCCGAAACAGTCGGGGCAGTTGCTGTTCCAGGAATGGGGGCAGCTACCGCCGCTACACTAGGCGTTGCAGGTGGAACGGTACAGACCGCAGCTGACGTTTTAGTTAAGGAAGATAATAGTACAGTAGGAGTTTTGGCTAATCTTGCTACGGTTGTTTTAGGCCCAATAGCGTTTAAACGTATCGCGGATAAGGCCTTCGCTCTAGATTCCGTTCGGAAGTTAGCCCCAGGTAATCAGGTTGTTCTTGGCGAAGTGGAGAGGGTAAACTCCATATTGGCCGGAGATAAATTACCTGTCACTACCGGTACTGTTAATCAGGCCGGAGAAGTGCTAGAGACCGCTATAGACCGGATTAAACTCGTAGCGAAAAGTCCTGAGGAATTGGCAGCTCTAGATGTGATAGCTAAGACTAGGAAACAAGCCATTGAGGCCGCTAATGTAGCGTCTACGAAGGTGGATGAGTTGGCTCAACAGGT